ACAGTAACAGGGACTATAGGTGCGCAAGGTATTATTGTTTTAACTTATACTCCTGCTGGTGGTGTGGTTTGCGGGGCTAGAGCCATGCGGGGTGTCGGGTGTTGAATGCGACATATTTTAATAAATTTATTTCTGTTTTGTCTTTCTTCCTATGCGTTAGCTGGTTCGCACGGCTTTAGTATTCCAACTGCCGACGTTGTTTGCACTGTTACAACTGGTAATTGTACTGGTACGGGCGGTGGATCATCACTGTTCACAGCAGCAACTTGCAATGGTGTGGCAGATGACGCCGCTGCCTTTATTAGTTTTAATTCATGGGCGGTTAGTACTTGGCAAGCTAGCCATACTGGATTGATTGAATTACTTATCCCAAGCGGTTCTATCTGTGAGCTTATTAGCGGGGACGTTACTACCAATTCATTTGGTACAGGTATCAAACGCTTTCAGATTGTCGGATACGGTGCCAGTCTTGGTAATGGCGCCAATGGATTAGGGGGTGGCTTCTTTCTTGGTGCTGGTGCGAGTGCTGGTGTGCAAGAGAATGGTCAAACGTCTACAGTAAGATTGGCAACAGTTACAACCGGATCATCTAGCATCACACTATTGGACACTTCCAAGTGCAGTCTATTCAATAATGGCGATACGGCACTTATCGCGGGCATAGACCCGATGGGGTTTGGTTATCCTCCTAACCCGCAAATCTATGAGTGGATCACCGTCAATTCAGTTTCATCTTGCGCGGGTAGTGGCGTCATTACATTAACTTCACCATTGCTACATTCTTATGAAAGCACTTGGCCAAGCTATAATGTGGGCAATGGTAGTAATTCAGATCAAGGTGGACCTGCAACACTTTATCAGTTAGGTAGTCAGGCTTGGGTAACAGAACAAGCTTATTTTGGATTTACGCTAGCTCAAGCTGGTCAAACTAATGCGATTGGTAAAACCATTCTATTTCGTGATATTATTTGTCCTAGTGTTGGTTGCTTTATTCCATCGCAGAATTTAAATTTTACGATGAATAATATTAGTGGGCCTTCTGTTTCAATAGAAGTTGATAAAATAGTTACCAATTTGACAATGAATAATGCTGTATTTAGTTCGGTAGCTATTCAATCTGGTGCCACTCCTCAAACATGGTTATGTACCGCTTGTACTTTTAATGCGAATGGTACTCCTAATGTAGTTGCATTTATTAATTCACATTTAACTAATTTAAATTTAGGAGCTACTAGCTTTGGAATAGCTGGTTCATTTACTGCTATTAATACAGTTATTTCTAGCATGGCTATAGCTGGATCATCAATTAATGATGTTGATACTAGAGGTGTATGGTCCTCAACTGGAATTACCATACCTTCCAACGTAAGTATGAGCGCAGCAGTCAATAATGGTTCCGGGGCTATTCGGATTACGGTCAATTCTACGGCTGGTTGGTCAACAGGAATGACCGGGGATGGTCAAGGTGGGACGCCTTGCGCGGGTACCTATAAAGTAACAGTCATTGACGGTACCCATATGGACCTGCAAGGCAGCACCTTCACAAGCACTTGTGTGGGCACATTTGGCTCACTGCCTTTTCCATGGGCGGTACCTCGCGCCAACGTAATTTTTAAAGGCGGTAATCACGGCTTTCCAACTGGTCCTATTTTGCAAGTCGCTGATGTTGCGGTAGGTGCTAACAATTCCACCGTGATCAGTTTCAACCAAAATGGTTCGCCCTATACGGGCGGATTGCCCACTATGCCCGGTGGTTCGCCTTGGACTATGGCAGCCCATCCCGCGCCATCATGGTCTTGTACTAGCTGTACGGGGGCTATGAGTGTAACGGATGTAACGGGTGTTCCAGCGGGACCATTCGGCAGTCAGGCAACGCGGGTTGTGACAACAGCCAATAGTGGTGCTAGTCCGTCTATGCCCGCATTCGGACCATTAACGGAAGTTGATGCAACGGTAAATGTCGCATGTCCCGGTACGTCCAATTTTGAATTTGGCGGGTTTACCGCCAACGGTACAACATCATACAGCAATTGGGCGCCGACACTTAATGCTCATGTGGCCAGTGCCACAGCTAGAATTATTACGCCTACCACATCATCAGGTGCTCAGTCAGGGGATGTCCTGACTACACCCGGAGCAGGTACGATTATATTAAGTGATCAAAATATGCCTGATTATTCTATCCCTGCTAATTGTAGCACAGCTTCAACCACATTCACAATCAAGACCAACCAAGGCGTGGTCTATCCATGAAAAAATTATTTTTAATCAGTTTAATTTTTTTACTTACCGCTTGGACGCATGGGGTAGGTACTCAGGTTGTTAGTTTAACAGATTTAGGAAATCACGCGAGGTTTGCTAACAGTCAAACTAATACTATGACTGTTGCAGCAGCAGCAGGTTCTACTAAGTTAGTTCCTGTTTTTATTTTCGATAGCAATACCAGTGTTACCAGCGCAACGGTTACGGATAGTAAGAGTAACACTTATACCTTAGCAGCTTCAATTCAAGTAACAGGAGGGAACGGCTGGATTTTATTATTCTATTCATTCTTAACTACACCCTTAACCACAAGTGATACTATAGTTTACACAGGTGCAGCAGGCTTTACTAGCTCAAATATGACCATTAGCGCCTCATTGGTAAATGGTACATTTACTACTTTAGATGGCGCTACTACAGCTACGGCTACTAGCTTTTCTGGAAATTTTTCCGTTGCTGGTGCAGGATCAGCGTCAGTAGCTAATGAAATAAATTTTGGGCTAACAACGAATGCTGCTGGTAATGCCAATACGATTACATCAGCCGGTTGGAATACAACTCCTCCAAGTTCGCCTTCGGCTGGATTTACGCCAGCATGGCAAGTCAATACGGGAACCAGTGCGCTTACGTTTGCAGGTACATTATCATCAACCGCATGGGCGGCACTTATTGTGAGCTTCAAATGATGATGCTAAGATTTATATTTATAGCTTTATTGTTTTTATTTTCCAATAGTGCTTCAGCAAATGTAGCACATCAAAACTCATTTAAAAATTGGCAAACTATTACACAGCCCGTTGCGTTTAATCTATTTCAAACATTTTCTACTAATTTCACAATATTTTCGCTACCTAATGGCGAAGTTGTTCATTATATGGACCCAGGTGGTAATGACGCCTGCAATGGTACGTCTCCATCGCTTGGCAGTTCCGGTAATTGTGCGTGGTTAACCCCTAACGGCAATGCTGCATTGAAATGTGGGGATGTAATTATTGCAGCAGCCGGAACATACTCAAACAGCGGAATTCTAGTCACGCGGCAGCCAACTAGTTGCACTACAGGAAGTGCGACAGGTGGTTTTGATGGCGCGGGCGGTATCTACACTGTTTATGTACTATGCTCAACAATTTATGCTTGTTCGATACCCGCCTATAGTGGTGGAAATCCGGGTGCGAATACGCTGGCGGTTCAAGTTCAAGCCAGTAATTGGGCGTTTGAAGGTTGGGTTTGCTCGGTTGCATCTGGCACACCTAGAACCATTCAAGGCTGTTTTGGGGAAAGTTCGGATAGTTCAACAGCTATTTATCATCATATTGTATTTGCCAATAATATTGCTCATGATTGCGGTTTTGGTTTTGGTACTGGTATCTCAGGAACAGGAGGAGGGCAAGCTGTTCCCGGTAATGGTGCTGATTACTTAGCATTTTTAGGCAATTTGACATGGCAATGTAACCAAGTCACTAATGATGGATTTGGTGATCAAATCTTTACCGCTTCAATTGTTTGCGTGAATATGGCAAATTCTGATCCTAGTAACACTACTGCTAATCGTTGTGTCATTAGAGGTAATTTTGCAATTAATAATAATCCGGGCGCTAATGGGGCAGTGAGTGATGTTGAGGGTATTATGCGCGATACGCCGCAATCACATGGTACAGTAGGTACTGATGTTGTTAGAGATAATGTTATTTATGGTAGTGGCGGACCCGGATTACAATTGACTAACCAAAATACAGCTAATCAAGCTACTCCATACACATTTGATGCATCCTTTAATACAATGTATGGTAACAACGCCTGCACACCATATGATCCTTTTAACAGCACTGAAGTTTTCTATGAGTATGATTCTAATTATGGAATGACTGTCAATCATTATAACAATATATCACAGGCTCGCGGTGCAAATGGCACGTGTTCTGGTAGTGCAGAACCAAACTATGCATTTTCTCAAGGAGCAAATAACGGTATTAATCTTTTAAATATAATTATCGGTGGTACCGGGCAAACAAATTATATGTTCGGTTCTGCAACAGTTTGCCACGCCACATGCCAGTCAGGAAGCGCACCTTTTATTTTAAACAGTGGAAATAGTATACCCGTTCCATCAGCTGGATTTAACATTTATGCTGATCCCGGCTTTAAAAATACTACTGATCTTTTTAGCAATCATCTAACATCATCAACAGTATGGTCTAATTGTTTATCATTTGACAACATTCCGACTTGCATGGGCTGGAATTTTATCAGTCAAACCGCGTCGTCTTTATCTGTTATTGATGACTTAACGCCTCAGACAGCAGGGGCAGTTGGGAAGGGTTACCGTCCGCCTGCACCTTGTGCGGCTGATCCGGGTTCGCTATTTCCGACTTGGTTAAAAGGTTTTGGCGGCTATTTGGTTTGGACAGGCGCGTCCATTATATATAAACGCGGTTATATTAATGCGCCTTGTGGAATGTAAATGGAAATTGAATTTCTCGACAAGCTATCATTCTTATTCGAACCAGCCCGTTTAAAGATTGCCTATGGCGGTCGTGGTGCAGGTAAGACGGATGGCTTTGCAATTGCTTTAATTATTTTATCCTTAAAGATGAAATTGAGAATTCTATGCTTGCGCGAAATTCAAAGCTCGATTGAGGAAAGTGTTAAAGAAACCATTGAAAGTTATATTGTTAAATACAATTTAGAAGATCAGTTTGATATTCAGGATAAGAGCATTACGTGCAAACGTACCGGATCACGGTTTATTTTTTCTGGCTTACGGTACAAAATTAATTCTATTAAGTCATTGGCTAAAATTGATATTGCGTGGATTGAGGAAGCCAATAATACGTCGAAAAATTCACTAGATAAATTGATGCCTACCATTCGTGGTAAGCATGAAAGTGATCCTGAAGGATTAGGCGGACCATTTAAAATGGGACCTGAAATATGGATCAGCTTCAATCCTGAATTAGAAGATGATGAAGTCTATAACCGCTATGTTGTTCACAAGGATAAGAACGCTCCTGATTATATCAAGAATGAACAGACGGGTGAAATGGAGCGGTATGCCTACGTTGAAAAAATAAATTATTCCGACAACAAATGGTTTCCGCCTGATCTGAAGCGGGAAATGAATTTGTTAAAGAAAAATGATCCGGTCAAATATCTTGAAGTGTGGGAAGGCTTCACAAAACAAACGCTGGATGGTGCGGTCTATGCCGAGGAAATCAAGAAAACCTTGCTGGAGGGACGGCGGGGCAAAGTGCATTATGATCCAACCCGGCCTGTTTACACATTTTGGGATTTGGGGCACTCTGACAAGACGGCTATCTGGTTTGTGCAACGGGTAGGGATGGAATACAATTTAATACGATATTATGAGAATAGATTAAAAAAGATACCGCATTATATCGAATATCTGCAAGAACAAAATTATAACTATGGTACACATTATCTACCGCATGATGCCGATAATGAAACGCTGGCGTCACGATCTATTTCTAAGTTGGTAAGAGCAGCGTTTCCAAATAATAAAGTTATAATTGTAAATAAACCATCTAAGAAAGTGGTTGGTATTAATGCGGTTAGGACTATTTTTGAACTACTTAATTTTGATGAAGAATTAACGGCTGATGGTTGGCAATGTCTCTCGCGATATGCGTTCAAGGTTAATCCTGATACGGGCAATTTTAGTAAAGAACCGGATCATGACACGCCGTGGTCGCATGGAGCAGATGCAATGCAAACGCTGGCACTTTCATTAAAGACTGAAACGGCAGTTAAGAAGCCAACCGCTAAAGAAGATAAGATAGCTAAGATACATTCAAATCGCGGCTGGATGAGTAGTTTGTAAAATTTAGGAATAATTTAATATGGCATGGTCTACCACGTTTGACGAACCAACACAGTCTGAAGAAGATGTTGAAATCATCACGGAAGCTAAAAAGCGTTTCGCGGTTTGCGAAAAGTGGGAAGCTCAAGCTCGCGTGTATTTTGAATACGATTATAAGTTTGCTAATGCTGATAGCAATAATATGTTTCAATGGGATAATTGGGTTGTTGGTGATAGGATTGTTAACAACCGTCCATGTCTCACAATTAATAAAACACAGCAGCATAATCTACAAATTATCAATGATGGGAAGCAGAATAAGCCGGGTGTCAACATTCGGCCTGTTGGTGATGATGCAAGCTTTGAAGCTGCTCAAGTATTTCAGGAAGTGGTGAGGCATATTGAATATGTGTCCAATGCTGAAAATGTGTATGATAACGCCGCGACGTTTCAAATTAATGCCGGTTGGGGTTATTGGCGGATTACAGTTGAACCTATTAGCGCCAAGTCCTTTGATCATGAGATTTATATTCGCCGCATTAAAGACCCGCGCAACGTCTATCTTGATCCCTACATTACAGAAGTAGATGGTTCGGATGCGACGTTTGGCTTTATCTTTGACGATATGCCAAAGGATTTATATCAGGCAGCTTATCCCAAATTCAAGGATTGCGGCGGTGGGGCTGTATTCAATAATACATCGGATGGTTGGTATCAGAGAGAGATTGTGCGAGTAGCGGAATATTATCGCAAATCGCAAGAGCCTGATAAGCTGGTAGCTTTTCAGATGCCGACAACGGGCGAGCAAATTCAAGCCTATTGGAGCGATCTACCCAAAGAAGCCAAGGAAATCTTTAAAGAGATTAAAAAGCGTGAAGATAACGTAGATGTTAAAGATCGCACCTATCGCGAACGCGACGTGGTACGCGATGAAATCGAATGGTTCAAGATTGCCGGTAACACGATTATTGATCGCAAGCCTTGGTTGGGAACTACGGTTCCGATTGTCCGCTTGCCAGGTACCGAAACCATTATTGATGGCATTTGGGATTGCAAGGGGCATACAAGAGCATTACTTGATCCACAACGAATTTATAATATCAATTCATCGGCCAATGTTGAATTTGGAGCTTTGCAAACCAAGGTGCCGTGGTTGGCACCAGCAGCAGCGGTTGAAGGTATGGAAGAATATTGGAAAACCGCCAACACGGTGAACCATTCTTTCCTGCCGTGGAACCATGTAGACGATGAAGGTAATCCTATTCCCCCACCAGTAAGACCCGCGCCTCCTGCGGCTAGTCCTGCTTATGTAGAGCAGATGAAAATCGCGCAAGAAGAAATGATGATGGTATCTGGTCAATATCAAGCGCAGATGGGAGAACAGGAAAACGCCAAATCAGGCGTTGCGATCAATGCACGGCAACGTCAAGGTGATAGGGCAACCTATCATTTCATTGACAACCAAGCGATTGCCATTCGCCGCACGGGCAAGATTTTGATTGATCTAATTCCTAAAGTTTACGATACCGATAGGATCATCAGGATTGAAGCCAAGGATGGCTCAATCATGAACGTTAATATAAGTCCTGATGCACCACAAGCATTTCAAAAAGATCAACCGCAAGACGCACAAGGCAACCCTGTTACCGACAATCAACAGCAGATTGTGAATGTGATCTTTAATCCGGGTATCGGTACCTATGACGTGCAGAGTGATACCGGCCCATCGTTTGCGACACGAAGGCAAGAAGCCTTTAACGCCTTAACTCAGATTGCCGCGCAAAATAAAGAATTCATGAACATTGGTGGTGATCTGTTGTGGAAGGTCGCAGACTTCCCAGAAGCGCAAGA